CTGTGGTGGAATCGGTTTACCGTCTCTGATATACAACTCTGCCGCTTCATGGAATTCTTTACCGTAGGCAATTGCTTCCGTCGGTGGCTCTTTAACATCTTTGAGTACCCGTAGGTGGTAGTATTTCTTTGGGCATTGGTCAAACAACTTAATGCTGGAGTACGACCACGAGATAGGCTTAGTCATCGAAATTCACCTCAATCTCCCATGTGTTAGAAGTTACGTTTGCCCACACTAATCGGTCTTGTACATTACTCCAACAAATCATATTGTTCGGTATAGCCCCTGTTTTAGTCTGCGTCATTGCTTTTAGCAATTCTTCCAACTTGCTTTCGTTAAAATTATTCATTTTGTCCTCTTAGCAATCTCACGGTCAATGTACCAACGGGCTTTACACAAGTCCTCAACCGCATCCTTCTTAAGGTCGCACCGCCATATGTATTTGAGTGCGTTACCTAAGTTAAACCCCATGTGTTCTGTGATCTCAATACACTCGATACCGCTAGGGTGTTCGGTGTAATGCTTGGGGTGGTTCACTGAGTCGTTTTCTTCAGCCACAAAGTTCTCCTGAAATATGTGTCAAAAGTCGTATGTCTACAAAAGCGTTTAGCATGTACTCGTGGGCTTCCCCAAAGTGTCTGCCGTTCATAGCAATCTCAAACTCTTTTAAGTTTTTTCTTGCTCTAAGTAGTAAATCTGCATAATCAAATACTTCTTGTGTGTTCATTTTATGGTGTTCCAATCACGCCCTTGGGCTTTTTTAAATGCTTCTCTTGATAATTTATACGACTTGTATTCTGCGCTTGATTCTTTAAGTGTTCTATTATTTGTTATTTGATCTTCTGAATCATACTTCCTTTTATGGATTGCTTTATTAGTTTTCATACTTAAAACGTACTTGTAAAACCCTAACCTAGTTTCGTTGTCCTTAGCATCCCACAAAGCATCGTTTAGCTTTTTACTAATTGAGGGCATAGCTACTTTCGTCATTTTACCCCTACCATGATTAGATATGTACCAGCTAAGATTAGTAGGCATAAAAGGAAACTCTTTAGCTACTTCGTCTAAACGCTCTTGTGTTACTTTAGCTTGTGAGTCCTCAGTTATTACCCCTAGCAATGTTCGCATAGGCCAATTTTTAACCCAAGAGACTATTAACATCTTTGCGGCTTTTTCTTTATCCAGCATCAGCAATCTCCGTATGATTTTCCATACCCCGATTCACAACTTACTGGTAATCCATCTGCCCACTCAGGTGTCCATTTCATGCACTCCTCGATGTAGGCTTGAGCTTCTAATACTTCACCATCTTTTACTACACAGGCAATCGCATCGTGTACTGTTAGTACAACATCGTAACGCTTGGCAATCTTAATCATCTGCTCACCAATGATGCAACGAGCGATAGCTTGGCATACGTTCTCGATTACTTTACCGCCGTAGATTTTATTCCATCCGTAGCGAGTCTTGTATTGATACTGCATACCCTTCTCATCCCGCACTGCAACAAGCTGGTCATAGCGCATCAGTAAACCGCTAGGTAATCTGATACCCTTCTCATTAGGTTCAATCGTCAATACCCCAGCTTTACCCAAAGATGTTGTATATCCTTTGCTTATGGCTTCCAACGTGCGCTGGGCTTGTTGCCATAACTCCACGATACTCGGATAGGTCGAACGATAGACTTGAATAATGTGGCGAGCTTCGTCTTCCGATACTTCAGCCCCGAACGTCTTGAGTTGCGCCCTAAATTTCTGCGCCCCCATGCCATAGCCAGCACCGAGAATGGTAGTCTTTCCGACGAACCGCTCCTCTTTAGATATATCTTCTTTGTCTTTCGCATAGATCGACGATGCCATGATTTTATATACGTCTTCACCTTTTTCAAATGCCTCCACTAAATCGTTTTGTCCAGCAAGCCATGCCAATACTCGTGCCTCAATTTGGCTAGAATCGGCATCAATGATTGAGTACCCTTCGGGTGCAATAATCGCCTTCTTTAGTTTGCCACCGTTAGCCCCTCGGCTAGGTAAGTTCTGCAAGTTTAGGGAATCACTACCACCCCACCTTCCCGTGTGCGCCGCATAATATTTTAGGGGAACTGGCATCACCCCTCGCTTGGCAATTCCAATAAATCGCTCAGTCCTTGTTTCCTCTAGCGTAGACTTGTTACCCAACCTAGCCGCAACTAAAGCCTGTACTCTTACATCAGGATGTTCAGACAAAGCCTTGAATCCTTCATCAGTCTTGGAAAACGCAAAGGTTTCTTTTTCTGTCGTCGGGCTAATCTTCATAGGTGGTTCGACACCTAACTGCTTCAACAACTCGGCAAACTTCGGGTTCGACATCAACTCAGCCTTGTCCTCAATACCAGCCTCAAGTAATAACTTCTCTTTCTTTTCCTTGACATCCGTTAGGTGCATCTCAAGAAGGTTTAGGTCTAAATCTAAAATCGGCCTAGTAAACATACGAGTAGTCAGGTCAATCAACTTCATCTCGCTTTTTGGAAAGCCCTTTTTAATCATTGCACCAAACAACTTATAAGTTAACTCCACATCATTGACGCAATAGTCACCGTATCTATCAAGTTCTTCCTCTGTGAAGTCCACACGGTTCTTCCCGGAAGCAGCAATAACTTCATCACCCTTAACACCTAGATTGTATCTTTGCGCAAGTACCGCTAGGCTACCACCCACTTCTACTCCGTGCAGTCCACGACCCATAGACAGGGTATCAGCATAGACCTTGGGATGGATACCAAATCGTTCGGATAGAATAAATCCATCAAACATCATATTGTGTGCAACCGCCATAGAGTTAGCCCAGTCAAACGATTCAAGCCACCCTTTTAACTGTTCGTGTGTACCGCTTGCCCATTCGGTTTCACCATCATTTACTTTAACGGCTACACCAATTACTTCAAAGCGATCACTTCGCACATATTCTTCAGTCGTCATTTTGGACAGACTAAAGGTAGACTTTTCATAGAAAGTCTCAAAGTCAATAGTTATTAAGTTCATTTCTTTTTCCGTTTTGCTTTTGCTACTGCTTCGGGGGATATGTACGATTTTGATGTATCAAGCGAACGCTTTAGCACCGCAAGAAATCCCTCACTAATAAAAAACTCTTTAGCATCGTTATCCATATCAAGCAATACAATAGCTGAACCATCTGCTTGTTCAATTAATTTTTGTACTTTTATATTCATCTCATTCTCCTAAGTTTATAAAAACAAACTCGCTAGTCGGCACATCGTAAAACATCTCACCCCTTGGGACTTTATAGTTACTAATCTCTTTGATGGGGTACTTCGTAATTTCATTGGTTTGAATCCAATAAGCGTGTTGCATATCTTTCGTCAGAGCAAAGAATAATACACGACCCCCAAAGAACTTCGTCTTTCTTTCGGGAACATGAATCGTAGGGTATGGGCAGTTAGGACTCCATTGGCGAACCTCTACTTCTGCATAGCCAAGTACCTTATCACCTTTACCTAATATCAAGTCAACCCCGTATTTATCCTTGTTAGGGTAAACCTGTACATCACAATTTCTTTCCATGTAGTTACGCACCGCAAGTTTAGCGGGCATATCGTACTTATCATGTAGGTCTTGCTCGAACGGCTTTCTCACTAGCAACGACCATCCATATCAAACTCATTACTTAACTTATTTTCTAATTGCTTCATATACCCCACCACCGTTACCATAAGCATAACTAAACGCTTGCCCTCGTCACTACTTATTCTTCCAGCAAGGGTGCCAATATTAAATAGGGTTTCTCTAATTTCTACTTCTGTTATCTTGTTCATACTGGAATTCCATTTGATAATAATATTTGTGTCAATCTGCCAATCTCGTTCTGTTGCATACGAATCTGCTCACGCAACATGTATTCTCTTTCAACGGCATCACTTAACTGCACCATACCCACGAATGGAATTGGCTCTATGGAGATTTCAGCATCGATACGATCTTGTGTTGTAAAAGTTGTCATTTGTTTGCCCCTGAGTTTTGTGCGTATAGGTGGTGTACTTCTTCGCTAAGAATCTTTAATTGCTTGATAGCTTCTTGGATAAGCACACAGTCTTTAGCGTGTGGGTTGCCATAGCGTTGGTCTAATGCTTCAATTAGTTCGTTTGTGTTCATATCAAAATCCTTTCAAGGTTGGTAACTCAGGTAACTCAGGTATTGGTGCTATCGTTTTGCTGCTAGTAATCGATGGGCTTACCATAGGAAAAACAAGTGATGGCATGTTAATCGGATCAATGCGGGGGCCAGAAGTAGGTGAACCCATTTGGTACGCAACAGGTTTACCTGTGTTATCCATATAGGTAGTCTGATTACCCACCTTACTAGAATACATAAAGGGTCTACCCTGTGCATCTAAGTAAGTTACCATTTGAGCCGTAGATACACCTACTGCACCAACAGTTAGTAATACTCCTAACAATTTACGCATCACCTTCTCCTTTTGTTTTCGGCTTTACTTGTCTTGCATACGGCGCTTTACTTCTTTTTTCTATACAAGCCGTACACTTCCATCGGTTAATCTTACCTGACGTTATCATCTTGCCATACTCTGCTGGTCGCATAAGCTGACAACTTGTACAAAAACGTTTACCTGTACCACCATCAATCTTTCCTAACATACTTCCTCTTTTTAATCGTCGTTATACCGCCATCATCAGGTAATTTGTTACGGGCTTCAATCATCTTGTCTGCAACAAACCATGCTTCTTCAGCATCGCAAACCTTATCTCTCATAATCAAACCCACCATAGCAAACATAGCAAAGCAATCTCTTAAGTCTTCATCATTCATGTTGAACCTTTTGGTAACTGACCACTAAAGATATAAGAACCACAATGTTGTAGGTATGCCCAAGGAGCCGCCCATACAGTAAAGCCTTGTTCTCTAGCTATCTTGCAGAAGTGATAGTCCTCTGACAATAGGCGATTACCCGACTTCTCATCAATACTTGTGGCAAAGAACTCATGGATTACTTTCGGCTTACGCTCAGTATCTACCGCCAAGAACATATCGTTGTTATATGTTGGCACTTTACCAATCAATCCCTCAAACACCTTACGCTGAATCAGCATAAACCCCGTACCACCGTTAGAGATTTGAATTGGTTGATTAACATCACCCTGTGCAGAAGTGGCATCATCTACTAAGTTCACAACAAATGCGCCTGTGTGGTTTTTAAGTTCTTGTGGTGTAACACCTTTATTTACTGCGTTAGATACTTGAACCCAATCAATCTCTTTCTTGGGG